CTAGCGTCTTAAGAAACCAGGGCAAGTCGCCCTGGCACCCATCGGCGTAAAATGCGGCTTTTAAACCGCATAACAGATTTACTCAAGTGATCAGGTTCCCATACAAGAATGTCTGGCATGGCCTGAGTCAAACTTTGACCTTCTACATACTCCTTCCGGGGCATGTGGAAGCACTTAAGTAGAGCGGCATAGCCGTCCAACTTGTCATCCCTTTTCAGGGGCGCAAGCACAAAAGTCCTTGTTAGGAACTGATGTGTGTTTCTACACCACTTGTGCGGTGTAAAAGCGTCGGAACGACTGTGCCACCCAAGCGAACCCGAATCTCGAGAAACTAAGGGGAGTCTGCTTCCTAAGGCAGACTCAACTAATTCCTTGAGCCAGGTGCTCGCCTTGTAGAGGCCTTCCATCCACATGTGGTTGGAAAGTGCTACAAAGTGAGCAATAACGCTTGGACTGTCGCCAATTTCTAAGTCTGGCCGGTGCTGTATATACAGCGGGGTTATGTCAACCCCGTCGTACGCATCAACACCGCAGCTCTCTCGGAAGTTACCCACGAGAAAGCTCTTATTGACGTTGACCCGAAGGCCAACGGCATGAAGCCAGTCCACTACCTGACGTGCATATCTGTGTGCTACGATGATGTCATCGCCGTACACACGGATATTCCTAGCTGCACGCCTTACGTTCCAGTAGTTCGGGGCAAAACCCTGACTATCCAGAATTGCGGCGATCGCCACTGTGGCGAAAGTTACACTCTGGACTGGAAACGTCGTGGCGTTTCCCATACCCGCAAATTTCCCTAGCAGTACTTTTCCCTTAGCAGGGTCGAGTACGTAGGGAGAACGGCAATCCATCATTCCCTGAAGAAAATCAGGGTGATGTCGGAATACAGACTTCACGAGCTTTAGGCTCATTAGGTCTGACGCCGACTTTAAGTCGATGGTAGCCCAGTTACGATATAGGGAGCCTTCCAAAGCCAACTTTTGGTTGTAACTTTGGTTGGTCAATGCAATGCAACCACTAAGCACTCGACAACGGGTTATGGAAGCCCGAAGTTTGGTGTTGAGCCCCTGCTGAGTAAATTGTTTCAGCATTGGCTCAATGGTTATCGTCCGTCTCGAAGTAGAGTTCTTGAGAACGGAGATTAGCTTTGCAGAGTCAGCTAGTCGTTGTTTACTGCGGACGTTCTGAGGTAAACCAATATCTCGAAAGCCGTCTCTTGAAGAAGTCGTCGAAGTTCTTCCTCGCTTAGGAAGTCCATCGACTCTGGATTCATCTTTAACGCTTGCGTTAAATGATGAAGCGCAGACAAGGAAATCTTCGAGTCCGGCCCAAAAGGGTATTGATTCGGACGAGTTGTCAATCTCGTTCCACAAAGCTTCCCATTTCTGGTTAGACTTGTGGCCTTCGAACACCGCGCCCGGACCGTGTTTGCAACTTTCATCTTTGAGCTCCTGTTTAAGAGTTTGAAGTAGGAAGCCAGAAACACGACCAATGAGATGGTCGTGCCGATCAGGTATAACAACCTGACTGGCCGATTCATCGCACTGGTAAAATGTGTCAACGGCCTTAGAATGAAGTAACTCCTCATTCTTTTCGCCGAGACGCACTTTCTTAAAGAGTAGAAGCACGCCGTGAAGCGCCTTCAGAACACCTAAATCGATGTTCTCTTTAAGTAGTCCAGACTTAGGATCGAAAACCTCACAGAACATACCCGAAAAAAGTGTCGGGATTGTTCCCCCGCGGATCGATTTAAATCCGCGAGGACAGGTGAACCTACCGGTATCAAGACCTTGCAAGAGTGCAAGATCTAAAGCAGGTAGCGCTATGGCTAGGAAGCCGTAGCCCTCGTTTTCGAAACGTAACTTCAGAGTGATGACATCTCTCTGAAGGCCTTTCACGTCAGGATTCAATCTGGCCAAGTCATCGGCCAGATTGTCTAGGAGTTCTATCGGACTTTTCATCTTTCCTCCTATGGGGTGTAAGATTCCGAGTCCGCCAGCATTCCCTCAGGCCTAAATAGCAATGGCCTTAAGTACTGCCTGCCACCAGACCACGATTTTGTCGAGGTCAGCGGCAATGTTATTGCAGATACATTGTATGGTTACCATCTGGAAAGTACCAGAAAGAAACCAGCCAAGCAAATGCAAAGAACAAAGACAGCATAAGCCCCCAGCTCATAAGTGCCAGGAAAAGGATAATGAAACCCTTTCCCATGGTTCATGACTGGAAGCCGATGAGTCTTGCAGTGGTGACTTGCGCATCGTCACGATAGTCTGTCAAGGCTTTACAAAGTGCCACAATAGCGGCATCCGTAAAACCAGTAACAGGTCGTACGATTGTAAGTGAGCAAGAAGCAACATACTTCTTATTCACGCCCGTAATAGGATCGGGGGCGACTACAGTCTGCAAAATCTGCAGGTAATGTTTGTCACCTCCGCCCTTCAGAGCTTGGTGGTTGGTAATAACGGAATAACCGTTCGTACCATCACGTCGTTCTGAGCCATACCCATCTTGCTTCACTAACGCGAAGCTAAGAGCGGGTGTCGGCGATGCGGCAGCAATGTCTACCGGGTCAGCTAGCATAGGACGTCTCCTTAGTGGAAATAAATTTAGGATTGAGGGCGGAATGCCCTCTTTCCGGAATGACTCGTCCACTGGGCCAGAATGGCCCCGAGGATAGAGTTCTGGTATGCCGTTAAACTAGACGGCACGCTAGTTAGGTTCACTTTGTCATAGAGAGCGCCGACGTCGTATCGAGTTCTACACTCGAATTCACAACGGGATTGATGGCGATGTGGCTTCATAACCACACTGTTCTCAACCGTAACGTTGTTTTTAACGATAAAGCGCTCTTGTCGAACTTCAGAGTACATGTCAGTGACAAGCTTCCCTTTCGTATGAACGGAAAGCATGCCCCAGTTGATCAGGTTCTTGTCGTGTTGAATCTCCTCTATAAGTGAGAGGTAATCACCACAGCCAGTGAACCAGTCAAACAGCCACGTCCACGGCGTCAAGTTATAGACGTCGATGAAGCGTGGTATGACTCCAGCCTTGTCGTAGAATGTGAATTCTCGTGCAAGACTCGGGACATTGATAAATGGAAAGTCTATCGTTGCATTAACCGTGAGGTTTAGCTTTGATATTCTATCCAATCGAGTGGATGTAGAGGTGTTAAACTCTCCATGTTCACCCGAAACAAAGTCGTACTCGAAGCCGGAGACACCTGACGAGCCAGAGGTTTCTTCCCTCTGGACTCGAAACGTGCTTGCACGCCCATTACGTTTCATCAGGAAGTTAATCCTGTTTGAAATCTTAGTGGGTAGTGCAAGCAAGTCCACTAGGTCTTTATACGTTTGACGCCATCCAAAGTGAAAAGATAACCATTCACTCGGGATATCTTTCGACGAATTCTTGAGATCAAAGATTAGATCTCTCGTTTTCGAAGATCGACCGAAGGTGTCAAATACTTTACGAATATTCTCCATAGTTTGCTGTAATTGCAGCACGCTACGAGGAAGATCGCGAAGTTCTATGGCATTACGTAGCAGACTGTATTCCCTTCGAGAAGGGGACCAGCCGGCTAACAATTTGATCGCATGTTTCTTGGCAACTGCCAAGTTATTGTCGATCTCCAATGCCTTTAGCGTATTAAAGTTTGCTAGTGGAAGTTGCGCCGAACGGCCAACGAAGTCCCATGAGACCCTTACGTCCGTGCCAACTTCATAGTCGGGGATTCCCCCGACTGCTGAACAGGCTGGATCGAAAGGGACACCATCGGTGTACCTTCGTTCGGTACGAGTAAAGAGCGTGGACCTTGGTGATGATATAACGTCGGCCTTGAAAATTTCAAGTTCGCCGATATAACTCGCCATAAGTCTCGTTCTATTAGTCGTATCTCGAATAGTACTCGGAGTAACTGGTTGCCTCGCAAGGTCAACCACAAATTCCGGACTATTGTAGATAGTGTCAACCATGTATGGACTACTACAGAGAGCAATGCCTTTGTAATTGGCTTGCTGACTGTAACTCCTTTGGTAGACTCGCCCCGTACGATAACGGATATCAAAGACTGATGCCGTTGCTCGTACACGGGTCCTATTTACAGGCGTTACTTTACCAGAAGATGTTTTGAATCTAGCCGTTGGGTCAATCGCAAAAGAGATTGACTTGAAGACAGATACACCCATCAACTTGTAAACAAACGACTCAAGACCGTTTGACGGTTTAAAGGTTTCATAACGATACTCATATAATTTATGAGGATCATAACCTTCGGGTAGACCACGTGTATCAAATCGTGGCTTGCCGAGATAAGGTTGTGACGACATCGTTAAGTTACCTCCTCCGTACTGACGTGAACAGGCAGCTGGGATTAATCCACCCAGTCATCGAGGACTAGTCCTCGGAGGACCCCTGAGAAGGG